CTCCTATGCCAACAGATGGTAAAAAATATACTTGGTCAGAAGATGATCTTGAGTGGCAAGAAATAGCATAACAAACCTTAAATTATAAAACCCTCCAAGCCAAAAGCAAGGAGGGTTTCTTATTTAATTTTGTCCTACTTACATGGATATTTGTTGTACCATTCTTGATACCGTGCTCCATTTACGGAACTCCATGATGACCAGTCTTTTCCACCCTTAGTCATAAAGTGGGCTATTTGTGCATTAGTAACTGGGTTAAATAACTCAGCGTTTGAATCTAGTTCAAACTTTTTTCTGCGATCTGAACCTAATTCTTCTATCATGTTTATTTGAAACACTCCATAAGAACTATCTCCAGTTTTTGCGTTTCCATTAAATGCAAAAGGTCTGCCATTGGACTCTGCCTTAGCCACTGCACAAGCAGATCGTAAAGCATTATCTTTGAAGCCTATAGCCTTTAATAGATCAACCAGTTGCCCATCTGTTAAAGAATGAGCATTTTCGTACTTCTCTAATTTTTTAGCCGTAGAAATCAAAAAAACCCCTTGAGGGGTTTCAACTGATATTGGCGTAGTAATTAAAGTTTTAGTTTCAAGAGCATTAGCGGCATTTAAAAATGGTGCGAAAAGGCCAACTATTGATATCAAACCTAACCATACTGATTTATTCTTGTCTCTCATTGAAATTACCTCCTAGAGCCAAATTGCTACCTTGCGGTAGCATTGTATTAATTGTAGCATGAATTTAGGTTAAAAAGCAAGTTTAGATAATATTTTTTTATTTTATTTTAAATCCCGTGCTTGAAAGTGGTATAATAATTATATTATGGCAGAGACCGCAACGTATGACCTTCCGTATCCCACAGACGCATCACCCGTTGATGTTGCAGGTGATTTACAGGCATTAGCAGAGGCAATTGATGCGGTATTGCCAAGTCTAGGCTTACCATATTTTACTCATGAAGTTAAAAATAACAGTGGTGCAACTATTGCTAAGGGTGATCCAGTTTATGTTACTGGATTTTCTACTAAAACTACCGTTGCAAAATCGTTAGGAAATACACTTGCACATTTTCCTGTAATAGGATTAGCAACAACATCAATTACAAATGGTAGTGACGGAGTCGTAATTATTTCTGGTGTTTTTAGTGATGTTAATACTTCTTCATATACCGCTGGAAATATACTTTATGTAGCAACTGCTGGAGGACTTACTACAACACAACCCACAACTGGCTCAGGAGCCGTAGGAGTGGTTTTAAAGTCTCATGCAACAACAGGGGTTATACTTGTACTAGGATCTAAAGGCAATGGCACTTGGGGTGCAGTTAAGGCAGGATTATAATGGCTACATACAGAAGTACGGGACAAGATTCATATGCAATTGGAGCAACACCTCCAACAGTTACTTGGACTATTGTAAAAGGGGATACAGCATCATTTAGAGTTTATGTTACAGATGATAATAAAGATCCATTAACAATTGCTGATTGGGATATTGAAATGGATGTAAGACGACCTGCTATTGCAGGGAATATGGACAGTCCAACATCAACACATGTAGCAACACTTATACCAATAGCAACAGCAGATGATGAGGTTGGTGAGTTTACAGTTTCAGTATCTTCTTCTCAATCAAGAAGTTTTAATACTGGTGATATTTTTGATATTGAAATGAGAGATGGCGCTTTGGTTTGGACAGTTGCAAGAGGCACACTTACCGTTATTGAGGACATTACAAATAGCGAAGAGTCGTAATGGCCACGGTATTAATTTCTACAATAAAAAATAATGTTTCAAATATAAAAACTGCAAATAAACCAACAGCCGATATTTATCCTATATCTAATAGAACTATAGTCAAAGACTTATCATACAACACTGGATCAATTGATTTATGCAACTACCCAGAATTTTCTATAGCCTCCAGTGAAAGACTTTCCGTCGTTTCTGAGGTTTTGCCATTTAGAGTTAGGTTTACTAACCTGATTGTTCCAAGAGTAAGTTTTGCTGATGTTCCAGTCATTGGGCTTCAGATCATTGGATTCAATAACTACATTTTATGATATAATCACATATATGGCCATTGTATCAATTACCACATTAAAGACAAAATTTGAGTCTGGAGATAGACCCACTGGACAAGACTTTGCAGATCTAATTGACACCACTTCATACCGTGCAGAATCTTTGGGCGGAGATGGCAATAACTCATTAACAGTTAATGGAATAGAAACAGAAACAGTATTTGATACTATTGAAACAAGCACTTGGCGTACAATTAAGTATTTAATTCAAATCTCTCATCCTTCAACAAATGTTTATAGAAGCACAGAAATTAACATAGTTTTTGATGGAACAAATCAAAATATAACAGAGTTTGGCACGGTATCTAATACGGCAAGTGCCATAGGAAATATCACTGCTAGTTTAAATTCTGGTATAATAAGCATGACGGTAACCCCCGTATTAACGCCCATGACCATTAGGTATTACCGAACTGGTTTGAAAGCCTAACCCCAAGGAGCAACAATGGCAACAGTAGACAAAGCCTTTAGAATCAAAAATGGCTTAGTTGTTGAGGGTGGCACTGCTACCGTTAACACACATGATGTAATTACAAAAGAAATCTTTGACGCAAAAGGTGACTTACTAGTTGGTACAGGATCAAACACTGGTATCAGATTAGCCGTTGGTGCAACCAATGGGCACGTTTTAACAGTAGATAGCAACGAAGCAACAGGATTAAAATATTCAGCACCAGCAGCAGTTGGATCATTTGAATCAAGTATTGTTTTTGAAGGTGCAACAGCAGATGCTCATGAGACAACTCTTGAAGTAGTAGACCCAACAGCAGATCGTACAATTACACTTCCTAACGCAACAGGAACTATAGTTCTTAAAGATACAACTGACACACTTACAAACAAATCTATCTCATTAACTACAAACACAGTTACAGGAACAGTTGCAGAGTTTAATTCTGCTCTTAGTGATGATAACTTTGTTACCCTTACAGGTGCAGAAACCCTTACTAATAAAACACTTACATCCCCAACCCTTACCACTCCTGCACTTGGAACCCCAGCGTCAGGAACTTTAACTAACGCAACTGGGCTACCAATCGCTGGACTTGTTGCTTCAACATCAGAGGCACTTGGTGTTGGAAGTATTCAATTAGGCCATGCATCCGATACAACTATTGCTAGATCTGGTGCTGGTGTTGTAACTATTGAAGGTGTTGAAGTTACTACAAATACTGCAACACAAACTCTTACAAACAAAAGATTAACTTCACCAAAGATTAATGAAGATGTTGTTATGTCTGCAACTGCTACAGAATTAAATGTTCTTGATGGAATTACATCATCTACTGCAGAACTTAATATCTTAGATGGTGTTACATCAACTGCTGCGGAGTTAAACATCCTAGATGGTGTTACTTCTACCACTGCTGAGTTAAATTTTGTAGATGGCGTAACCTCTGCTATTCAAACTCAACTAGATGCTAAACTAGCACTTGCTGGCGGAACAATGTCTGGCGCGATTGCTATGGGAACATTTCAGATCACAGGTCTTGGAGATCCAACATCTGCACAAGATGCAGCAACAAAGGCTTATGTAGATACAACAACACAAGGTATTGACTGGAAGGCATCAGTACGTGCAGCAACAACTGCTAACGTAACACTTGCTTCTGCTCTTGAAAACGGAGATACTCTTGACGGAGTAGTTCTTGCTACAGGCAATCGTGTCCTTGTTAAAGATCAATCAACTGGTTCACAAAATGGTATCTATGTAGTTAAATCATCTGGTGCTCCAGATCGTTCTACAGACGCAGACCTAGCAGCAGAACTTACTTCAAATTTTGCGGTATTTGTAGAAGAAGGAACTGTAAACGCTGATCAAGGTTATGTATTAACTAACGATGGCGCAATCACAGTTGGAACTACAGCACTTACATTTACTCAGTTTACTGGTTTGGGACAAATCCTTGCTGGTACAGGATTAGACAAGACTGGAAACACTCTTGATATTGATTCAACTGTAACTACTTTAAC